GTCTGGTCAAAACGGAGAAGGAAATGACATCGTCATCTCCCGCCGGTTACCACCAAGGTAAACCGAGCGACCCTTAGAAAGGTCGCCTCCACCCGAGCTTGATGCTGACGCGCTCGGGGCGTCCAGAACGCTCCAAGTGCTCACTGTCGACGCTCGCAACGTCGAGTTGGGTTCCTGGTGGGAGGTGTTTGAGTACACTCTCCTCACTGGGGTTCCTAATGAGACACTTGAGCAGGGCACCTTCTCCATCGAGAGGATCTCGAGGAGAAACGGCACGCACGTAATAGCCCTTGGTTATAGGACTATGCGTTTTCGGGTCGAGCGTTGAGAATTGGTATCCCAACGCACTTTCCCTGCCCAGCAAGGGTGAGTCTGGACCCACATTGGGAAACTCCCTAAGGAGTTCCTTCAAATATGTGTCCATCCAGTCTGCAGTCTTCCATAAACCAGACCAATAGGCCTGGTTTCGGAATTCCACAGCTGATATCACACCCTCCGCATCCTGCCGGTTACGCGGTAGTACTTTTCGGACTCGGACAATACCAACGTCCTCGCCCTCATAGTACTCCCGACCACATGACTCTCTGAACCTTCCGGTCCAGAACGACTTGTGCATGTTAACCCGAAAACCGAAGTTTTCGAGTTCATGGATAACCGGTAGCACATATTCTTTGGGGACAATGATGTCGTCTCCAAAGACACGCACCCGCCCACGGAAATCCTTCATCAGGATTTCGCGGGAAAGCGGTGTATTGAGCTCCTTTTGGATCCCTATGAAGATGACGGCCAGAAAGACCATCGCTTCAATCGGGAAACATAGGGCTGAACCCATAGACGCGAACTTGGCCAACGGTATGACACCGTGACCAGGTACGGCTGCCTTTGACGACCTACAAGACATGACTGCCCCGAGCAAATCGGGATAGTCTGCTAATAGATGGTCTACATGCAGTCTCGAAACGCGGTCGGAAGCTTCACTCAGATCGAGTGTAGCAAGCTCTCCGCTAAAAGAGCCCACCTGGGCCAAGAACCTATTAGGTTCTTGGTCCTCGATTCCGATAGTCCGCCGGAGGAAACCATCCTCCTTAAAGGACTCGCGAAAGGCACGTAGGAGCGATTGCTGTGCATATTGCATAGCAGTCGGTTCCTTCGCGATAATTCGTGGCGTTTTGAGCGTTTTAGGAACAGTGATCACCTGTACGGGGATCTCTGCACCAGGTTCGGGGAGAGTAATTTCCTCTAGCATCTGCAAAACCCTCTCAGGCTTTGCGTTTGCGACAAGGAAATCCTCAGGACTAAAGTAGTCCCATAGGCGTGCGGGCCAGGTCCGCTGATTCCACTTGCTGTTTCCAACAAGTCGATCAGCGGTAGCGCCTGGACCGTGCTTTGGAACGAGATCGCCAACGTAAACCTTTCGGTTTACAGAGGCTTTCACGTCACCATAGAGCAAGTCAGACATATTGCGAAGTGCTTCCCAATCATGCGGAAACAACCTCGCGTCTGCCTCACGTACTTCCCGCTCACACTTGAGGTACTCAAGCATCGCTCGCCTCTCGCGTTTCTCGCTGACGACCTTTCGGCCGCCTTTGAGAGATCCGGTCCCATTACTGGGGTCGGACGGGAGGGCGATCTTTCCGAACACCAGAGTTAACTGGCGTAACGAATAGATTGCTTCGATGCAAGGTTCCTCAAGCAACACACCACTAGCAGGATCAAACACACGACCAAGGAAACCCGTCAGGAATGGCGGGAGACCAGTAAGACGCGAACCGAAGTTGAACTCGGTAGCGTCCGAAGGGTCGACGAATCCACGATCAAGCCATCTTTCGATGGCTTTGCCGTAATTCGCCAGGGTTATCCCTAGAAAGGACAACCCCTCGTGTTTGAACCGACGCGCGACAGTTGTTTTGTCACGCGTGGCGCTAGTGCAGCATCGCATGGCCAGTTCATCGGCCATGCAGGACCAGAGAGAGATCAGGCTATTCTGAGCTACCCCACCTTTTCGGTGAGGCCGGCTCTCCTCAGCCTTATCTGACACTCCGTTTACGAGACCTGCTGTTCCAGAACGAGCAACTTGTGCGCGTGCCCCGTGCGGATCATGTCCGCCACGAGGTCGACACTCGACTCGTTATAGAACTGCACCCAACGCTCGAGGCACTGGCGTCCGCACTGGTCGTCGTCCACAAACGAAAGCTCAATCAAGAGCTTCGTGAGGGTCGACTTCTGGAGCGTACGCTCGTACTTATCGAGCACCTGGTAGAAATCGTCGTCTTCCAACGACAAGTCCGCGATCGTGACCTTGTAGGTCGCGAGCACGTACAGAATGCACGCCGACTGGTAGCCCTCCATACGGAGGGTCCCGTAGTCGTGCATAATCTTCTTCCAGAGGGACGGGTCAATTCTTCGGTTGGGATACATACTAATGTACTTCCTTTCCGGGCTATTGGCCCGTGGCTTTTTGTTAAAACGGAAT